ATGGAACGTGAAGCATTGAAGCTGGCGCTTGAGGTGCTGGAACAGTTACAAGGTGGTTGTACTGACCATGATGACGGAACTGTTGAAGCGATAACTGTCTGGTGTCCCGAAGTAATCGACGCTATCAAAGAAGCCTTGGCACAGCAAGCGCAGGAGCCTGTAGAGATTACGCATAAACACGAATGGCTTAGAACGGGCGAAATGAAATTTGGTCAAGCGCGGTGCATAAGTTGCGGCGTATGGTCTCAAGAAGAAGCAACACAGCCAGCGCAGGAGCCTGATGAATGGCTGACTGGATGCCCCGAGTGCGGCATGGACAATGGATGCGATTGTGATAGCGGTACATGGAATCCACCACAGCCAGCGCAGGAGCCTGTGGCGTGGGCTGTTTACGACAAGCGTGGGGGAAGCAAATCATTGCATTGGCCCGAACAACATTCGCCTGATGGGGATGCAAATATGTTTAATGCTGTTCCTCTTGTGCCACAGCGCACATGGGTAGAGCCAAGGGGTGATGAATGGTTTAACTGGTGGCGTGTATCAAAAGTAGCGGATGAAACAGAAGCAGAAATTGATTTTGCTGACTTCATAACTATTGCTTTGGCTGTATCGGCTAAATTGAAGGAGATGAACACATGAAAGCGCAAAAATGGGACACGCCAAGTGATGCGTTTAACAAGTGGTGGAACGGTGAGTATGATGACAGCACCAATCCATTCACTCAATACAGCATTGCTTATTGGGCATTTGCAGGATGGCAATCAGCACTAGCTTCACGGGAACGTAACTTCTGCGAACGCTGCGGTAAGCGCACAGCAGACTTGACGGTTATTCATACTTGCACACCACCAAAGGAGAACACATGAGCGCAGACGATATACAAATAGGCGGCACACACTACAAAGACATGCCCGTGCAGCCATGGGACGTAATGGAAGCGGTACTAACCTATGAGGAATTCATTGGGTTCCTTAAAGGTAACATCATTAAGTACAGTATGCGCCAAGGTAAAAAGGAAAGCAGTGATGACGCACAAAAGGCTATGCACTACATGCAAAAACTGAACGAGGTACAAGACAATGGATAACTACCTAGCAGGCGGTCAGGAATTCATGTACCCTGACGCTGGTGACCCTCAGCCACCCGAAGATACCAAGGTGCTACTACTTACGACGGGCGGCATATGCTGCACAGGGTTTTACAACAGAAACTGGTGTGTAGCTTGGCTACCACTACCTAAAAGAAACAAGGAAAAAGAGACACAATGCGTAAGTCAAACCATCACGCCATAAGGATGCTGCTACAACAGTACCATGATGGGCTGACCATATCTGAAATAGCTGAACGTATGGGGCAACGCCGCAGTTCTGTGCAGAAGTCGTTACCACTAATGCCGGACGCTTACATTGACCGCTGGACATCGCGTAGAAAGCACTGGGCTGCTGTATGGTGCGTAGTTGTAGCACCTGAGAATTGCCCCCAACCAAACCAAAAACCAAAATGAGATTAATCACACTGGACTTTGAAACCTACTACGCTAGGGACTTCAGTCTATCTAAGATGACCACGGAGGCCTACATCCGTGACTCTAAATTCCAAGTCATTGGCTTTGGCTACAAGATAGACGATGAAGAACCTGTATGGGTAAGCGGCTCTGATACACACATTCGCATGGCACTCGCCGCGCTGGACATTGAAAGCAGCTATCTAGCTGCGCACAACATGGCATTTGATGGGGCAATCCTTGCATGGCATTACGGCATTCGCCCGAAGTTCTACATCGACACGCTGTCAATGGCGCGACCTATCACGGGTCAAACTGTCGGCGGCTCACTGGCTAAGCTGGCTGCTAAGTTTGTTCTTGGCGCTAAAGGCACAGAGGTTGTCAATGCGATGGGGCTGCAACGTGAGGACTTTCCAGCCATGCAGTTAGAGCAATACGGCGAATACTGCAAGAACGATGTTCAGATTTGCTGGAACCTGTATCACATACTCAAGCAGTGGAACCCGCCAAAAGAGTTATTCATACAGGACTTGATGCTGCGTATGTTTATCGACCCCGTGCTGAGGTTAGATGAGTCTGAGTTGCAATCGCACTTAACCAATGTGCAGGACAATAAGGCCAAGCTGATGGCGCGTATCGACACGTCGATCGGGCGTGATGCGTTGATGTCTAACCCCAAGTTCGCTAATGTACTGATTAAGCTGGGCGTTGAGCCGCCGAAGAAAGTCAGCCTGCGTACTGAGAAGGAGACGTTCGCGTTTGGTAAGACAGACCCTGAATTCAAAGCCCTACTTGAGCACCACGACCCCCGCGTTCAAGCTGTAGTTTCTGCCCGACTTGGTATCAAGTCTACCCTTGAGGAGACACGAACTGAAAGCTTCATTGGGATAGCGCAACGTGGGCCACTACCCATACTACTGAACTACTGGGGCGCACACACTGGGCGTGCATCCGGTGGGGATAAGATGAACTTGCAGAACTTGCCGCGTGCAGGTGCGCTGCGTAGGTCAATTAAGCCACCAAAGGGGCACAAAGTTGTAGCTTGTGACTCAAGTCAGATTGAGGCCCGGGTAGTTGCCGGACTTGCTGACCAACGGGACTTGCTTCGTGCCTTTGCGCGTGGCGACGATATTTACTCTGAGTTCGCGTCCGATGTATACAAACGCTCGATCAGCAAAGAGAACAAGGTTGAGCGCTTTGTGGGTAAGACCTGTATCCTTGGACTTGGCTACGGCATGGGGCCGGATAAGTTTCGAGCGACCCTCAAGGCTGGTGCTGGCGGCATATCCGTGGAGATCAGTGAGGAAGAAGCAAGGCGTATCGTTAATTTGTACAGATCAAAGTACAGCCATATTGCTGAGTTGTGGACTCATGGGCAGGATGCCTTGAAAGTAATGACGAAAGGCTTCTCAGGTAAGTTCAGATACCTAGACGTGGATGCCGATGGTGTGTACTTACCAAACAAGACGATGGTGCGCTACGCAAACCTACGCAAAGAAGCCGATCAGTTTATCTACGATGGGCGCTACGGCCCTGTGAAAATCTACGGTGGTAAGTTCGTAGAGAACGTGGTGCAAGCCCTTGCCAAGATTATCGTGTTTGAGCAGATGGCACGTATCGAGCAGATACTGCGCCCGATGGATACACCTGATGCACGGCATCGCGTAGTGCTGACTGTCCACGACGAAGTTGTATGCGTTGTCCCTGATGAGAAAGCTGACTGGGCGCTGACGATGATGACCGAGCAGATGAAGCGTGCCCCCTCTTGGGCAACTGCCATACCCATATCCTGTGAGGGCGGTATCGGCGAAAGCTACGGCGATGCGAAATGATGCTTGACTTTTTTTGTAGAGCCCCTAACATACACACGTACCCCGAAGACTTTCACCTTTGGGGTGTATACCTATGACCATACCCGCTTGGACTTTTTCGCAGCTTGAGAAATTTGAAACCTGCCCACGGCAGTTCTACCATGTGCGCGTCAAGCGTGATGTGGTTGAGCCCCCAACGGAGGCGACCAAGTGGGGCGAGAGAGTTCACAAGGCTATGGAGAACCGCATCAAAGACGGTACGCCGCTGCCCGAAGGCATGGAGCAGTGGGAAGGGTTAGCCAGCAAGATTTGCGGCCTGTCAGGCGAGAAGATGGCAGAGCAGGAGATGTCGCTGGATGACTCGTTTCAGCCGACTGAGTGGTCTGATGCGTGGACTCGTGGTATTGCTGATATGCTCATTGTGAATGGCACACGGGCGGCGACGTTAGATTACAAGACAGGTAAGCGCAAGCTGACTCACCAGCTTATGCTATATGCAGCGTATACGTTTGCATACTACCCGCAAGTAGAGACAGTAGCTACTGGATTTGTGTGGCTGCGTGACAAGAAGATTGACCGCGAGTTCTATAGCCGCGATGATCTACCAAAGATATGGGGTACGTTTCTACCCAAGGTACGCAAACTTGAATCGGCATACGAGCGTGACTCATGGCCTGCTAGACCAAGTGGGTTATGCAACGGCTGGTGTCCTGTTAGGTCATGTGAGTTTTACAAGGATAAACGGTAATGGCGCAAACACCCGAAGGTAAAGTTAAAGAGGCTGTTAAGAAGGTTCTCAAAGCCCGTAACATTTGGTTCTTTATGCCAATGCAAAACGGATTCGGGGTTGTGGGTATCCCTGACTTTATCTGTTGCTGGAAGGGGCAGTTCTTTGCAATAGAAACGAAAGCGCCCGGTAAGATGTCCAACACGACACCAAACCAAAAGCGTGTGATCGAAGAAATAAATTCCCACGGTGGATGGGCCATCGTGGTAGATGATGCCAAGCAAGTGATTGAATTTTTAAACTCGGAGGGTTTATGAACAAAGGTGGGCCAGCTAAAGCAGCATACGACAAAGCGTACAACGCTCGTCCTGAACAAGTTAAGAAGCGCGAGATGCGCAACGTAGCACGGGCTGAGATGGCGCGTGATGGCAAAGTTAAAAAGGGTGATGGCAAGGACGTTGACCATAAGCAAATGCTTGATGGCAATGGCACTAATAGCAAGTCAAACTTGCGTGTGGTTGACAAGGAGAAAAACCGTGGTTGGAGAAAATCAAATGGCAACGCATATGGTAGTTAAATGCTGATACGCGAGGACAAGAAAGCAGTTATCTTAAAACTTAGGAATCCTAGCAAGGTAACTGTTCCGATATCAACTGCTAAGTTGGTGACACATAACGGAGAGACGTTTGTAGCCGTGCCGCACAGGCCGGATGAAGTTAAGGTACTACGTAATCTTGGCTTTAATCCTCCTGACCCGATGCAGTATTACTACAAGTGGCCCGGGCGCTTTAAGCCTTTTGCTGCGCAGCTTGATACTGCGAACTTCCTGTCTATGCACGATAGGGCTTTCTGCCTTAACAGCATGGGGCTTGGCAAGACAGTTACGACTCTGTGGGCGTATGACTATATGCGTGACTCGCGCCTAGTTAAACGTATGCTGGTTGTGTGTCCGCTGTCCACCATGGAGCGTACTTGGGCTGATGAAGTATTTCGCACGTTCCCGCACTTGGAAGCCAGTGTGCTGTACGGTTCACGAGAGCGTAGGTTGAAGTTGTTAGCGCAGCCTGCTGACATCTACATCATTAACACCGATGGACTTAAGACAATCAGAGAGGAACTTGCCAAGCGAGATGACATTGATCTGATTACTGTGGATGAGATGGCTATGTTCCGTAATGCATCTACTGATCGCTGGAAGGTACTCAATGAGGTGTGCAACAAACAATCACATCGCCGTATATGGGCGCTAAGTGGTGCGCCTACTCCGCACGAACCAACTGATGCATGGGCGCAGTGCCGTATCGTATGCCCGACAAACCCTGATGTACCCAAGTACTATGGGCAGTTCCGCGACATGGTGATGAAGCAGATCACGCAGTTCGTATGGACTCCACGTACCAACGCTGTGGACATTGTGAAGAAGGTCATGCAGCCATCAATTCGGTATGCGCTGGACGATTGCATTGACTTACCTGAGCAGACGTTCATAACCCGCGATGCTGAGATGACCAAGGAACAGAAAGATGCATACAAGCATATGCTTGAGAAGCTGATTGCTGAGTATGAAGGTGGTCAGGTGCTGGCGGTTAACGAAGCGGTTAAAGCCAACAAGCTGGTGCAGATTGCTTGCGGCGTGGTCTACGGTAATGATGGCGAACATATCCACATACCCAATGGGCCGCGCATTGAAGTGCTCAAGGAACTTATAGCTGAATCAGAAGGCAAGGTCATCGTGTTCGTACCACTGACTGGTGTGATCGAGGATGTAGCTGCCAAGCTGCGTGATGAGTGGAGCATTGCACTTGTACATGGTGCTACGCCAAAAGGCGAACGTGATGAGATATTCCGCAACTTCCAAGAGTCACCTGAGCCCCATGTCCTGATAGCGAATCCCGGAACGATGAGCCATGGATTGACGTTGACTGCCGCTACTACTGTGATTTGGTATGCGCCTATTCATAGCAACGATATCTATGTGCAAGCGTGTGCTCGTGTACGTAGGCCCGGACAGACAAGGACTACAGTCATTGCTCATATAGCTGCAAGTGATATAGAACGGAAGATTTATACGCGGCTTCAGAAGAAGCAAAAGTTGCAAGGTGCGTTACTTGAAATCATGAAAGGAGAGAATGAAACATAGGGAAAACACTTACTTACCCCGACAAAAAACCTAGTACTATTGATACCCCTTGGAGAGAAAATGAAACTATCGGAACTGGTAGAAAAGTACGTTCAGCTACGGGACAAGAAGTCCCAATTGAAAGCTGAGTACGATGCACAGAAGGCTACGTTAGATGGCACACTTGAAAAGATCGAAGCTGCATTACTCAAGACCTTTGAGCAGGCTGGCTTGGACTCCATCAAGACACCGTTTGGCACGGCATACACATCCACATCCACCATGGCGTCTGTCGCAGACCCTGACACGTTCATGGAATTTGTGAAGAAGAATGAGGCGTTCCACCTCATTGAGAAACGCTGCTCGAAGATCGGAGTTGAGCAGTACAAAGCAATTCACGGGGACATCCCACCCGGAATTAATTGGCGTGAAGAACGGACAGTCAATGTTCGTCGTGCGTCTTAACCTTAACCAACTGGAGAAATAGATGAGTAATATCATCCCGTTTGACTCAGGCAATTTGCCTGCTTATCTGCGCGGCGCTGAAGCTGCTGGTATCAATGATGACCTGACAGCACACGCTAGTTCGGGTTTCCCTGTCTTGAGCATTAAAGGCAAGACTTTCTCTATCTCCCGTGGCGGTGACCGCACGGTTCTGATGAACCCCAAAGACCCTGATAGCGTGGCATCCTCGCTTGAGTTGGTGATCTTGAAGGCCAACAAGGGTACGTCCAAGGTGTTCTATGCCAAGGGCTACCAAGAGGGTGCAGAGGCTTCTAAGCCTGACTGCTTCAGTAATGAGGGCACAAAGCCTGATGCCAGCGTGGAGAATCCACAGTCCAAGTCCTGCGCGGTATGCCCGAAAGCGCAATGGGGTTCCAAGATCAGCGAAGATGGTCGTAAGGGTAAGGCTTGCCAAGACTCTGTGCGTATCGCTGTGGCGGCTGCTGACGCGATCAATGACCCGATGCTGCTACGTGTACCCCCTGCGTCTATCAAGGCACTGGGTGAGTTCGGTGATCTACTCAAGAAACGCGGCGGTGGTAAGCTGGCATACAACATGGTTGTTACCCGCATCGGGTTCGTGGCAGAGGAAGCTAGCCCCAAGCTGACATTTAAGCCTGTAGGTATGCTCAGCGATGATGCCTACGCACTTGTCAAGGATACGGTTCAGAGCGATACTGTACAGTCCATCCTCGGCGGCGGGTTTGTAACTGATGTCGTTGGTTTTGAACCTGAGCCTACACCAGCACCCGAAGTACCTAAGCCTGCTCCTGTGGTTGAGAAGCCTGCTGCTAAAGCTAAGCCGAAAGCTGAACCCAAGCCTGAGCCCAAGCCTGAGCCCAAAGCTGAAGTTGCCGACATGGAAGTCCCCGGTTTGAATCTTGACGATTTGAACTTCGACGATTAGTTTTTAGGGGGGGAAAGCGGATGCTGATACACGGGATTGCGGAACGGCGGTCAGTCAGTGCAGCGAGTACCCCCATCCACCTTGGAGAGTGTAATGTCATACGAGATTGACCAGCGTAAAGTTATTGGCGTATTGCTGGAAGCCAACGGAGCGATTGCAGACAAGGGGTTTAACCACGGTGAGGTTGTCCTTGGCCTTGCGGAATTGATTGGTCGAACCATTGTGGAAGTAGCTGAGACTTCTATCCAATCGGGTGAGTTAATGAAGGTTGCCATGGCGCATATCGAAAAGACTATCCGCATTGGCGCTGAAGCACAGGAGAAACGAATAATCACTGCGGGGTGACTTATGGACACCCTTGAGTTTTTAAGGGCAATCCTGCCCGAAGAAGGATATAAATTTGTTGCACTGGGCCGGGCAGGCCGTGAAGGGTTAGCCCACAAAGCCTACGAATCCTTGGAACTTATGGCGCAAGCTATAGATTCCTATGACCGACAAGAAGGTCTGACTGTCTACCACGCTTGCTGCGGGTACAAGGCTGCTAATTTCGAAGTCATCGTAGATGGCAAGACCAAGACTAAGTTTCGCGGTGAAGCTAACTGGGACAGGGCTAAATCGTTTTGGTGTGACATTGACTGCGGCGAAGACAAAGCTGCGGATAACAAAGGCTATGCAACCAAGGCCGAAGCGGCTAAGGCGATAGTCCTATTCTGTTCAAGCAACGGATTCCCTGCACCCATGATTGTGGATAGTGGCGGCGGCATTCACTGCTACTGGCCCCTGACCAAAGAGATCGGCCCAAAGTCTTGGCGTACGATCGCAAGCGGGTTTAAAGCTGCACTAGCTGGTGCTGGGCTTTTGGTTGACCCGACAAGAACGGCTGACTTATCGTCAATCCTCAGACCTGTAGGTACACACAACCGGAAAGCAGGTCGTGCTGTAAGGCCGGTGTCAGCTAAGTCAAAGCCCAACGTGGTTACGCCTGAGCAGTTTGCTGAGGCAGTTTCTAGGGCCGTGTCCAAGTACGAAGTTACTCCTGCTCGAATCAGTTCAGGGCCGGATATTAACGATGACTTAACTGCACACTTACACCCACAGATACCCTCGTCAGCCGTTGAGGTGTCTAACCACTGCGCCCAAGTTGCTGCAATGCGCGATAGCAAGGGTGACGTGGACTATGAAACGTGGCGCGGTGTCATCGGAATTATCAGGCACTGCGTTGAGGGTGTTGAGTTAGCCCATGAGTGGAGTGCCGAACGTGCGGCTACAGGACACTCGAATACTGATGTAGGCATACGCTACGAAACTTGGGACGCGGGGCCAACAAGCTGCGAGTTCTTTCAGACTAAGGGTGCTACCCCATCCAAGTGCGAAGGCTGCGCACATAACGGCAAGATAAAAGGCCCGATCATGCTGGGCCGCATAGTTCCAGTTTCGCAAGAAGCGTTGGTCGAAGTCACCACGGAAGAAGCCACGGTGGTCGAGGCGATAGTGCCGCCATTCCCCGAGGGGTATGAGTTCAACGTAAGCCGGATGCTCAGGTTCATCAAGGACAAGGACGGTGTGCTGCAACCCTATTCGTTCTGTCATACCCTGTTCTACCCACTCCAGCGGATTCGCAAAGCTGACGGGACATTTGCATTCACCATTCGGATGCACTTGCCTGACAAACGGATTCGTGATTTTGAAGTTGACACCGCAGCATTGGCGGCATCCTCTGATCTGCTCAAGGCGTTGTCTAAGTATGAATTGATGCCTACGAATAACAAGGACGCAACCATGCATCTGACTGCATACCTACGCGACTCAATCCACAAGCTGATGGCAGAGCAGCGCGAGACAGATACCCTGACCAGCTTTGGCTGGCGTGACAACATGAATGGCTTCTTACTTGGTGACAGGCTGTACCACTCTGATGGCTCAGTTCGTAAGGTATTTATTGGCGGTGCGGCGCAAGCGTTTAAGGATGTATACCCCGAACCCCGTGGCACACTGGAAAGATATTCCAAGGCGGTCAACTACATCTACAACCGTGAGAACAGTGAGGCTGCCCAGTACGTGTTCTGTAATGTGTATGGCTCCCTACTCACACCATTTGGTGAGGATAGCTACAACGGTATCTTGGTGGCGGTCAACAGTAGTGCCACAGGTAAGGGCAAGACATCGGTATGGAAAGCGGCGCTGTATGGGATGGCTGATGCCAATGGGCTGGTCAAACCCGGCAAGGATGGCGCAACCCGTAACGCTCGGTGGGGTATCGTGGGTGCTCATAAGAACGTACCCGTGGTCTTTGACGAGATGACCGACATGGATGCGGCTGAGTTAAGTAACTTCGCGTACACCGTATCCCAAGGGACGGAGCGTGCTCGTATGACTTCAAGCGGCGGCAAGGTTGGATTTGCAGAGCAGCACACATGGAAAGCCGTGGTGGGTATCACAGCCAATGAGGACATGCACTCTAAGCTAGCTGCCCACAATGCCAACACTCAGGCTGAAGCTGTCCGTCTAATCAGTATTAACTTCGGTACTTACAAGGTTCCAATCATTGACCCCGCGCTGGACGTGTCTGATGCAATTGATATCATGCGCGACAACTGGGGTAATGCTGGCGATGTATTCATCCGCTACGTGGTCACACACAAGCGGGAAGTCATGGACTTGTTCAACAAGACAGAGAGTCGCCTGAGCAACTTACTACCTGAGTCTGAGTACCGCTTCTTCCGTAGCCATGCAGCCTGCACGTTGACTGCCGCACAGATTTTGATTGATCTGAAGGTGGTTGACTTCAACTACGACTCCTTGGAAAAGTTCTCAATCGTACTGATTCAGGACATGATCTCAACAGTAGCTTCCAACAACACCACGACACCGGGTGATGCGCTTGGGCGTATGCTGCGCGATATGTCTAACCAAGTGATTGTGACCTACGGCTACAGGGATTTACGTACAGATATACGCGGCCCTGAAGAACCACAGAGCAAGGTGTTCGGCGCTCCCGTTGGTCGCCGCATACTAAGTAACCCGAACCCTAACGCCAAGGAAAAGATTGACCCCAAGTTCATGAACAAGCTGTTCATTGCCAAGAAGGAGTTTGGTGAATGGTGCGCCAAGAACCGCATGGAGCCCAAGGCGCTGACCGACTACGCTAGGGCTGAGGGTTGGCTAGTTGACTGGCCTGCCAAGGTGAATCTCGGTAAGGGGACGGTTCTGTCTACAGGTAGCTGTAGCTGCTATGCGTTTGATTACTCTGCAATGGAAGGCGCTGTGGAAGTCACTAGTGGCAGTACTGCCCCACAGGCTATTGAAATTGGTGTAGCATCCGGTCGCTAGCAGTTGCCAACTCTAGCTTTCTCCAAGAAGGTTTCCCCTCGGTGTAACAGCCGGGGGGTTTTTTACTTGCCGGAGACGTAGTGCGCTAGTTGGGTGATGGCTGCGCCGACTGTGCCGCTGACACCGGCAATCATCATAAGCATACGCCAGCCGCCCTTGGCTTCCGCTAACGTAGTTTGAATTGCTGCAAGCGTGCCTTTGATATCGTTGATATCCTCTACAAGTTTATCCATATCAGTCTGCAAGTGAGCAATGTCAGAAGCATGGGTAGCTAACTCACGGGCGGTTTGTATTGCATCGTCGTTCATGTCAGCAGTTCCATGCTTTAAGGGATTTGTTAATCCGGGAGTTTGGGTCTTTCGCGGTCTTCTCGCTGGTAAGCTTCTTCTTCATACCTTCCATCCTCGCACAGAATGAGTCGCGCCTGCTGCCGCCTTCGGGCTGGGGAGGTTTCAAGTTCATGCCTTGCGCTTTTGCTGAGGCGCGTCCCTTGGCGTTCAATCCACCATTGGGGTTCTTGCCTTCTTTTCGTGTCCATGCTGCGGTCTTAGCCATGATTATTTCCCGTAGAAAACCGTAATCTTTGCGGAGGTAGCCAAAGTTACATGTAAGTCAGTCTCAAACAAAAGACCAGCGCCGGGGATATTTACACCAGCAGAATTATTTGTATTTGCGGGTACATTAAATTGGCAAAGAATAGGGCCGGAAGCACCACCATCTCTAAGAATAATGTCACCGGCTGTACCGCCTGACAAAAAGATTAGACCTTTAAGATAGTAACTACCAGTGACAAGTGTGCCGTTAGTTTCAAGGTGGGCTGATTTAAGGCCTTGTGGGTCTGCCATAACTTACTCCTTAGATATTCGACAAAGATTCTACGAATTGGCGATTTGACTTGCCAAATTCTACTCCACCTGAGATATTACGTTCACGTTTATTTGCAGCCATCGGGGCTTTATATAAGTCTGAATATGGCTGGCGCTTATACCCATTGATAACACGCGAGGCTTGCAGCTTTTCCCACTCATCCCGAGCATCTGCCATAGCAGCACTGTCACCCTTACGGGAAGCTTCAACATAGTCGCCCTTGATCTCAGTATCCCGCTGTTTATAGTACTGGTCAAACTCCTTGACTACTCTTTGCGTGAACTGGCGATCTGTAATGGTATTGGTGGGCAGCCCAACTGCTTGGAACGCGGCATCCAACATACTGATTTCTTCGGGCTTGAGTACCACATCGCCATTGCGCATGGTGATGCCCTCGTTGGCAAACCGACCTGCCTTCATTACGTTGGCGATACCATTGGGCAGCATCTGCTCTAACCCTTTGTAGTAATCACCTTGGGACATCAGGCCGATACCATCAGCGAATTTGAGGCCAAGGCTGGCTGTCGGCCCCATAAGACCAACTAAGACTTTCTCAGCACCTGATCGACTGGTAAAGTCAATGTTAGTAAATGGCAAGACAGAGAACACGTTGCCCATACCAAGTTTGCCGCTTACATCAACACCCATTGCGCTTGGCACACCAGATATTAACAAGTCAGCTACAGCTTTATCGCCAATCATGCGGCGCAACTTAAGTTCCCAGTCATCGGGTTCATCAGGCTCACCGAAGATTTTGGACAGTATGGAAGCCGCTTGTTGCGCAAATGGAACAGCCATCAGACCACCAAGTACGCCCATCTGACCCACAATGAACGCTAGCGAATGACGGGCTACAGTTTTCTCTTCAGCAGATGCGCCTTTGAATGCCGTATTCAGCAGCTTAGCCAACATGGAAATCTGGATGATCTGGAAACGCTTGAACTGAAGCAGAACCTTACCAACACCGCCGGACATAATCCGTGGCGTGTTAAACGCATCGTAAGAACCGTGGGTATTGGATACCACTTCAGCAGCGTACTTGGTTGCAGCCGCAGTGTCGTTGTTCTTGTAACGCTCTAAGTAGCCACGGTAAGCAGCAATTGCAGCAGTAGCCCGGTTGATCGTCTCAATCCGATTGTTCACCCCTTGGAGTTTCTGCATCACGGTAGCAGTTACACCAGTATCACCAGCACGGGCAGATGAGTCCGCGTCGATACCGATATCAATCTTGCCCATACCTACCAAGGTGTTGAGCATAGCGCGTACATCGGCGGGGGCTTTATCAAAGTCAACGTGTTCAGATACACCCAAGCCTTTGACCAAGGTAGCCATGTCAGAGTAGGCAAGTTTGATCGCCCGTGCTGAACGGAAGTAACCCAGTCGCCCAGCCATGTACGGCAGTGAGATTGTTCCTGTTTGAAGAATCTGCTGTAGGTAGAACGAAGGACTTGTAGACAAGAACCATACCGTGGACATACGCTGTAGCGCAGTAGCCAGCACGTTCGGGGTTTCATACTTCATGCTGTTGGCGTGACGCTTGAGCAATTCGTTGAAGTATGGGGTAGCCTCACGACGATTCTTGTTGCGCTCTTGGCGCATATCAGTTATTGAATCAGAGATCGCATCGTTATGTTGCAATGCAGCTAAGAAGTGGGCATCGGCCCTGCCACGAGTGGCAAGGTTACGCATCATGTCCTTATCAGAGCCTGAGATGTTTAGGCGCTGGAACTCAGACTTACGAGAGCTAGCCTCAGACACTGTGTGTAGGTACAAGTCACCGAGGAGGTTGCGTATGGCTTTGGCTGCTGCTGGGTTATCCCCATCAGACTCACGTTCGTACAAGTTACGCAGGCGTGCAACAGCCGCGAACATCTCACCACCCTCTTGGCTATAGGCTTCCTTCTCAAATGATTCAGCTATGTCGTAGTTGCCAGTAGCGTCTAACTGCTCAGCGATTTGGTCTGCCTCAGCCAAGGTTTCAGCAAACTGGACAACGTAGTGCGCTGGGTTAGACCGATTGTCTTCCAACCATTTTTGAGATTCGCTGCCGTATACATACTCGCCTTTAACCACTGGCCCAGCTTTTGCCTGTTCCTCATGGAACTTATATTCAGCAGACTTGCCAACCACAACGTAATCCCCATACCGACCCATGTAGGCGTAGGGTTTGCTGCCATCCAAGCCCATCAGTTTGGACTCACGGGCAATACGTAAGTTCTTCTCTTTGTTGAGTTCAGCAGTCAGGTCAGCATCGCCAAGGACAGCGGCAGCCCGATCAGCATACTCACGGTTGATCGCATCAGTAACAGCTTTCTGCTTAGCCACCAAAGAGTCGTGACCTTGCTCAAATACGTCCTTGATTAATTTTTGAGCAGCCGGTGGGAAGGCATTGAACCGGGCTTTGAATCCGGGGTCAATCTGCGCCATGGTTGTACCCACCATACGGGAATCAGGGTAGTAACCCCACAGACCTTCACGGGTAGAGTCATGGATGTACTCGTTCACGCTACCCCTACCAGTACCCTTCAAGTTCTCAGGCAGCTTATCAAACTGCTGGAGGATTTTCTCAATCTTGAGTTCATGGGCAAGCCGGGTAGCCTGACGTGCGTATTGGGCAGCCAAGTAGTTCTGCGCCGACTTCATGTACTTAGTGGCAGCATTGATTACATCTTCAGTAATCATGGAAGCTAGCCCCGCCTTTTGCAGCGTGTGCATCAAGGTAGTAGTTACTGTCCGTGCAGCGGGTTGCCACTTGGACGGTAGTTTGCTGATCTGCTCCCGAGCACGTTCGTCGATGGTCTTGCCAATGCTCATGTACTTACCAGTGCTCTTGTCAAACACTAGCTGCATGTCACGGGTTATGTCTTCACCTTCGCCGGGTACTACTTGCCTACGCAGTTCATTGCTGTACTCACGTCGGGCTTCCACATCTCTAGCTTCAACCTCACCAGAAATGAGTAAGTACATTTTTGATTGCACTTGTCTTTTGGTAGCATTTAATTCTCTAAGCATAGCGTTAAATGCATACTCTACATCTTGTTCTGCGCGAAGAAAGTCGTTCAGTAGCTTGTCTCTAGCTTCTAGGGTATATCCATACTTCGTTGATTGCGACTTGTTGTACTCCGCTTTTGCTTTGTGCAATGCTTCAACAGCACTGTAGTACTTAAAGATTGCGACTTGTTGCGCATCAGTTGATACAAATAACGGTGATGCCAGATAGAACTTTTCCGCAGCATTTACGTTGAAGACATCCATGTTGTCTACATTACCACCACGACCAAATCCCTCAATCTCCTGAATGGCGTGCTGAACTTCATGCAGCAACGTAGTTACATCATCTGGTTGTTGCCCAGACATTGCTATGAGTTTTTCCTCTGGGACAAACGCAGCGTGTTTTGGTGGAAGGTCTGGGTCAAAAATAACGGTGTAATCCGCAATCTTGGGGTACAACCTATACAACGGAAGGTGGCTAAGAACATCACCCAATCGGTATGGGGTGTTCATCTGAACTATTCCGCCGGGCTCAACTTTATCGAGCGTCATTTTGGCGTCTTTATCGGAAATTTCAGTTCGCCATTCCTTATCCACCCCACGCAGCCAGCCAGTGTCATACCAAATGTCAGAGCGCAATTCGCCATTAGCGTCCATTAGCTTGGCAGTGGTCAGGTTACTTACCTGCTTCTCAGTCATCCCACGCTGAGTTAGTCCTTTAACGCCAATAAACATGGCTTGGCTGGCTAAATCATTATCAACCGCTTGGGCAGATTTATCGTCAATGATAAGCGTGCCCTCAGCAATCTTGTCCAAGAACGACTTCATGGTATCGCTTGGCAAATACTTTTGGCTTTTGAGGCTGTAGTAAAACTTCTTGAGCGCTGCACCCAACCGGGCAAAGAACTTCTCTACAACGGTCAGTGGCTTCTCAGAAGTAGTAGCCCAGCGGGACACTTGGTCAGCGTACCACTCCCTAAAAAGTTTCCAGTAAGCGCCCATTTCTTCAGACGTTTTACCCTCAACCCCAGTAGTACTACGACCTACAGCCCTAGCCCGTAAAGACTCAACTACTTCTTTTGCAGATTTACCCTTAGTAGAAGCTTTCCATTTTTCAAATTCAGCCCGAATTGCTTTCTGATCTTCGGCACTAGCTTTGTTAAATACTTCTACTTCATGGACATGCCCAAGTTCATGCGCTAAGGTTTCTAGCATTTTTGCGACGCTAGTACCTTTGGTAAACGCAATGTAGTAATGCCCAACATCAAACTTACGCATTGAGCCTAGTTCGTTAGGGTTTAACCCAACGGAGCCAACTGCGCGTTGTGGGCCAGTAAATTTGTTTCTGTTTGTACGGGCATCATCAACTGTTGTTACGTATAAAGTAGCTTTAACACCCAGCATTTGTTTCCAACCCGCCAAAACCCCCGCCAACTCCGGCGATACGTTTTGCGACACAGCTATTCCATTAGAGCCAAATTCAATAAAAGGTTTGGCTGCATGTGTTTCAGCAGCTTGTTTTTCGAGTTGGCGCTTAACTTCAATTAATTTAGCTTGTTCTTCGGGGGTAAATAACTTACCAGTAAAAAATTCAATGTCGATATTGGTTATTGCTTCGCCTTTAATTCCGCCATAGACGGGTTGCCCATTCGCTGAAGAAAAAGCACGGACTAGCGCAAGGTCACCGTCTTGCCATACAACAACAGCACCGCCTTTAGTATCTGCCATTTCCTGAGCAGTCTTCTTCTGCTCATCAGTACCATTGATTTGGCTTACCGCTTCAGTAGTTCCAGCAGCAGCCGGTGTTTCCACCTTTTCGGCAGGGGCAGCTTTGACAACCGTGCTAAGGATTTTGTCGGCAGCCGCAAGATTAGCGACCCCACGGTTTGCCACATCATCCCAACGAATCTTTTCATCTTTGTTCAGTGTTGCATAAGGGGGCATCTGTGGGAACTGCTCAGCCAATGCAGCCCACTGTTGCTCAGGAGTCTTTACTTCTGGTTTGGTTTCTTCAGCAGGCTTGCTTTCTGCTTTGGCTTTACGTGCTCGGGCAGGCTTTTGGGGTTCGGCGTTAGCTTTGCCCACTTCTTCGCCACCTCCGGCTGGTTCTTGAACATCTCCCTCATCTGCGCTTTCGACTTGAACGGCATCTTCTTCCCCTTCGGTTTCACCTAACTCGGTGGCTTTCTCTTCTTTGTAAGTAGTAGTGACTTCGCCCGTCGCTCCGCGAGTCTTCTGCTCTTTCTCATAAAGTTTCCATGCAACAACCAACTGCTTGGCTATGTTGGCCTTACCTTCTACGTCTGTATCTGGGGTTGCAGCAAGCATTGCTTGTAGGTCTTCGGCTTTAGTAAGAGCTTTAGACTTACTGGAATCAACAGCGCCTTGGCTACCACCAGCAGAGTTAATAAACCCCATAGACTTGCCTTCACCAGACTCACCGCCGTAAAGTTCTTCAGCCAATGGAATGGTTTTGTCAAAGTCTTGGTCGTTACTACCTTGCTCGTCTTCTATAGTCTTACGAGTAAGAACTTTGCGTTCTGTTCGTTTATATAAGTAGCCAAAGTCTTGCGCAGTAATACCGTTTGGGAACTCAGGAAACTCAGTTGCACTCAATGCAACGTCCAACAAACGAGTACTAAAAGGCAACGCAGAAAGCTCTGTACCCGCAGCAGCTTCAAGTTTTTCTAACCTGTCCACACCCTTGGCAATTACGTCAGCAGGCAACGCGGGATTAGCCGCTTTAATACGTGCTTCCCGGCGTGGGTATATTGTTGTTTCGACTTCTAACTTTTCGCTAGTATCATCAAAAGTGGTTTCTTTATTTCTAGCTGCCTTTGGCGCAGATTTTGTTTTCTCTAGCTTGGCTACTGATACAAGCAGTTCTTTTGTAGTTCCATTTTGGAAATCTATAGTTACACGGGTTTCTGCACCGTTACCAGCAAAACTTTTAACAACACCAGTGCCCAATTTAGGGTTAACTACGGTGTCCCCAACTTCCAACCCGTTACGTTCAGCTTTAGTCTTTTCTTGAATTTGCGCAAGGTTTTCTCTCTCCTTGGTTTTTCTTGCTTCTTCATCAGCACTAACTAATTGGCGTTCTTCTACCTTGTTTAATTTTTTCTTAGCTGTTTCAGGTAAGGCGTCTATCTCTGCTGCAACTTCAGGTGAAATTCCCAAGTCGGCTTCTAAGCTGGCCTTAGCTTCTTTTTGTGCAGGTGATAGCGCTGGCTTCTCCGAAATGCCCAGTCGTAATAACGACTTACTAAGCGAACCAGCAGCAAGCTTTGGTTTACCTAATCTTGCACGCTCAGCATTTACATCCTTCTCCACTTCAGCCCGTGTTTTGCCTTCAAGCAGGATTGCTTCAACAGCACGCAACCGTTCTTCAAAGGTAATACGGTTATCACCGGTATCCTCATCCTCAGTTGCTTTTACCCCGCTAATTGCCCTTTTTAGTAAGGCGTCGCGGATTGCGTCTCGACGTTCTGAGGAGATGTGGATAAGGTCGGTTGCGTAGTACTGGAGACGGGGGTTGTACTGTTCTGTGCCTGCTTGGACGCCATTAGTTCCGCTATCCACGGCTGATATCCCGGGCTGTCCGGTGACATCAATATTTGTGGGCGCGGTTGCAATCCCTTGACCTGTTGTAATCTTGGTTGTCGTACCTGTTTCACTTGGTACTCCAGTTACTTGCGGCGTGAGGACAGGACTACCATTGTCGGCGGCGATACTGGCGCTAGGCCGTACTCCTTCTCCTGATGGCTGTCCAGCTTGCTGGTTAGTCGTTGTTCCAACGTTACTTCCTGTCCCGATGGGTTGAACTGCGCCGGGTTGTAAAATCCCAGTGAGTCC